CTGTTTAGCTAAGTTTAATACATTGACAGTGCCTATTACGTTCGTGTTAGCAAACACGTTTGGATTAGCAATGCTATTATCCACATGAGACTCTGCTGCTAAATGAAATACTTTATCAAATTTATGGATTCTAAATACACTTTCTAACTTTTTAACGTCTAATATGTCTCCATACACACTCCAGACGGTAGGAACGTTCTCTTTATCAACGTATTCACATGCATATGTTTCTTTATCGTAAACAATAGTTCGATATCCCTTGTTTCTAAGGCATTTAACAAGGTGATGGCCTATAAACCCGTAACCACCTGTAACTAAAACAGTCATATATCTTCGTCTTTTCGTGGTTCTTTAGCTCCTTGAATTTCTTCTATATCTACCACGTTATCTGGTTGAGCTTCCATGGTTTTTTTGTTTTCTATGTAACCTTTTACCACTTTATCGAGGAAATCATGCGAAACATCAGTAAATTCATGTAATTTTAAGTCTGAAGCTGAAGTATTGTTAAGAATACAGTTACTTCTCTTTACAGCCGTTACGCCTTTCTTGTAGAACGCCTTTTCTTTAATGAATTTAATGTTTTCTAAGGACCAACCCTTAGGAAGAAGGCCTTCTTGTATAAGTTCTTCTTTATTATTGTTAAAAGCAGTAAATAAATCTTTTGAATTGAACACATTCGAACTTACAATGTTATAGATACCAAAAGGCGGTGGTGCTAAAATAGCATTATATACAAAATTCATCAAATCAAACATATATGTTGCACTATTATCTTCATCTAGAACTGTTTCATACTTCAACATCTTTGAAATAAGATTTTTTGGGTGGAAAATTTCACCAATTGGCATTCTGATACGTAAATTATAACAATTAAAGCTTGATGTTAGTGAGAGCTCACCGGCATGCTTTGTTTTACTATACCAAGATGAGTCCTCATCAAACAAACCAAAGTTTGGAACTTCTTCTTCGGTGTAACCCACATATGGATCCGGCTTCGTATAGCCTGTAAATATACAACCAGAAGAGATATTAAAAAAAGAAGGTACATTACATGCTTGTGCTGCTGATGCTAAGGTGGTTGGCAATACTGTGTTTAATAACCACACCAATTCTTTCTCTTTTTCAGCATCATCAACGTTTTTCTCACCAGTAAACCCAGCTGCATTAATTATTGCATCAAAACCCGTTCCTTCTTCTTCATATTGTCTTAGAAAGTCTACGAATGTGTTATAATCACGGTAGTTAACTTGTGAACTTTCTATTTGATGTACTTCTAATCTTTCATCTGTAGCAAGAAAAGTAGATAATTGTTGACCAATGAAACCTTTTCCTACTACGAGTACTTTCGTAATATCCATATCAATATTTTAAGATCAATCTAAACCATTTCCACCCATTAAACCTGGTGGTCCTAAGTGACTAACAACAACTTTTTGAAGTAAGTGATGAAGAGCGTCGTTTTGTAAATTATTATCTTGTAGAACACGAACGACACCGTTTCCTTTAACGTCATAACCTAATATTATACAACAATCCATATATTCTTTTAAAATTCTATCTAGTTCTTTATAATGGTTTGCTTGTTCGTTTTGTTCTTTTGAAAATTTACGCTTTACCAAAGATTCAAAAGCATGTTTGATTTCTTTTTCAGAGAGATTATCAATATTATTTTTGTCTGGTAAGGGTGTTGGAGCGGGTCCCTCGTTTTTACTTTTCTTGCTCATCGTTTTTTATAATAAGTAGAGCTTTTATTATTATTATTTACGCCCCAAGTAACTATTAGCTGGGTTATTATTGATTCCATTGAAGGGGTTGCCATAAAAAAGTTTTTTGGTATTTTCTTCCCACCATCATTAAATTCAAACGCAACAGATACTTCATTATCAAAATTATCATAGCAAGTACAAAAGATAGATTCTTGCCCCGGGTTGATTAGTAAACACCACTTACGTTTATCTTTATCATTAAAACTTTTAAAAACATCCAGTACAATAAATCCGTTATCTTTCAAACGTTTTTTAAAATACCCACATGTCTTTACTTTATTCCTCATACTTGTAAACCAGGTACAATATATTTCAACATTGACGTCTCGGTTTTTAGTTCAAAAGTACTTAATCCTTGTTCTGTATTAATCTTTACATTAATTCGAATATGATTTGTCGCCCCTAAAAGTCTTACTATATCAAAATGCATTGGAAAACTAACATCTTTAGCTTCAGCAGTATCATTAACTAAAATGGAATAACTATCTACAGATGAATTAGATCTATCTGTTATTTCTGCAAATATTTTTCCTTCAGAAATATTAAAATATAATTTTTCAGACTCTGCTACAAATGCTGCACCTTTTGCAAGTTCGCTTATCTTAGATGAATCAATATTAAATTCAATATCGTAAGGTAAGCTCATTATTTTTTCTACACTTAGTTTAGGAGCCTGTATAATATTGTCATCAAGAAAATGATACTTAAATCGCATCTTTTTGTCTTTATAAGATAAAGAATTTTCTTTATATGTTAAGTCAATATCATCTGATTCTATAAATGATAAAATCTTTTCTAACTTCTTAATGTTAGGGATGTTTAAAACCAAATCTGACTGGACGTCCAAATCGTAAGATGCGTAAATGATAAGTCCTTGTTCATTATTTGCAATGCATTCCAATTTATTATCTTTTGTCTTAAAAATTACTGCGTCGGTTAAAGCACTAATAGGGCGCAAGTAACCTGTAACAAATTGGTTTTTATTTTTGATATTAATGACCATAACTTATTATAGCCTTAAATCTTTGGTTTACAAGTTAGTTTTTTTCGTTGGTAGCCAACGAGTCTTTAATCCCGTTCAACAATCTCAATATTTTAGTTTGATCTCTTTCTATATCAGATAATCTATTGAATATATCCTGTGCGGTGGCTGAATTATCAAAATTGAATTCAATTTGATTTGGGTCGTGTTGAGTAGTTTTAGGTTGTTGTACAGGGGCTTGTTGGGGGGCTTGTGGGTGTACATGGTGCGCAACTTGCCCGGGTTGAGGTTGCGGTTGTAATTGTGGTTCTTGTGGATTTTGACCCATAACTTTTAGAATATCTCTATCCATTACGTTTTTGTCTACGTTTTTTGATCTTAACCCAGAAGATTCACTAACCAAGTGTTCATTTAGTTGTGCTAAATCGTTATGTACTGCTCCAAAAAGGCCTCTTATGGCCATTGCATCACTATATGGATCATCCGGGGGAGGTTGCCCTGCCCCCGGATCGAAGTCTGGGTCTAAACCCGCATTATGGTTCACCGGTGCTACTGGTACTTCACCAGGAGGTGGTTCACCAGGCGGCATTTGCCTCTGCGGTGGTCTAGATTCCTTATCCATTATTTGATGTCTTCTAAGCTGTTAAGCAAGTTAGCAATATCATCATCTTCGCTGTCATTATTGTTCGAAGTGCTTGATTCTGCTTCACTTTTCTCTTCAGACTTAGCAGGTTCAGCTGTTTTTTGTTCAATAACCGTTGTGGTTGTTGCACTTGCAGCATCATCTGTACTTATGCAATAGAAATGCTCATTCAACAGTTCTTTTAGTTCATCAAAACTCTTGACTGTGAAGACACTTTCAAGATCTGATATGCTGTCATACGTTTCTTTTGCTTTGTTGTCATCCATGCCTTCAATTGCTTTGGGCATACCGAATTTTGACGATACATATGTAGGAAAGTCGCCTTGCTTCTCAACCTTAATACGAAAATCGCATCCATTCTTACCTAGGTCAAAGATGCGTGGGCCTAACTCTTCGGCTTCATCACCTTGCATAGCTTCCATAATAACTTTATGAAGCTGTCTACCAAAACGCAACAACTTTGTTGTGCCGTTATTGTCAGGATTAACGGGATCATTCACCACATACACGTTTACCATCCAATTTTCACGACGCAAGATCGCTTTGGCCTTTTCTTTCTCTTCTTCACTACCGGTTTTAGTAATACGATAACGAGCTTCACCAATTGGATCACGCTCACCCCATGTTTGTGGGCTAATCTGGTTAATGTATTGACCGGTGGCAAATGAAGTCCACCCGTGCGTGTAATAATGAAAGAATGTTTTACTTGCATCCTTTACATTAGGCAATAAACGCACTGTATAAGTATTGCCAACTTCTGTTCTTAGAAACTGAGAACGATTTGTCTGACCGGAGTCTTTTGTCATCTCAGTTTTAATGCTCTCGAATAATGATTTAATATCTGTCATGTTATAATTTTAATATTTGTTCGTTAATTTTTCGTAGAGGTAACATCCATTACCGTACTAACATAATTATATATTATCCGACTAAGGTGTCCACTCTTTCTTTGCATAGCTTAGTAACCTTACCGAAATATTTTTTTAAATCCTCTTTACAATTGTAAAATTTTACTCGATATACACTGATATCATCAATTACCCCCTTGAGCATCATCTCAACCACCTCTCTATCAGCTTTTTTATATTCAGATGAGAACTCTGGAAAGGTATAAAGCATATATACTGAAACATTTCCTGATTTTAAATGGGAAAAAAAGGAATTAAGTCCATCTGTCTTGTTTTCTTTATGAGATATGTAACTATCCCATTTGATCTTGTGTTTGTTACAGTATTCTGTTATGAACACCCCAGAATTCAAAAAGAAGTCTTTGTTTTCTTTGGAATCAATTTCAGATCTATTCAAACTGTTAACATAATCGAAATACAACTTACAAGCTTTAAGAGAAGTGTAAAATTTTAGATCTAAAACAGGGTTGTCTTGGTAAATTTTAAATGGAGCATAGAAGAACTTATCTAGATTGATATTTTTGTGCTTTGTAAAGAAGTGAGCTAACTTTTTACACAAAAACTGTTTATCTTCTTCTAGGTTATCGAAATTTGTTCGGAACTTATAAGGTTTGTTTTTAGTTACCCTACTTATCTTAAGGTGGGTGTTGTAAATTAGCTTTTCGAATTCTGTCACTAACTAATTATAGTTATATCCACTAATGAATCAATTTGTTTTTACTACTATTAATGTATTTCATGATATATTTGCTCTTATGTAATGATGGATCATAAAATAAAAACAATTTAACCATTTCGAAGTCGGTATCGATATCAATTTGTTCCTTAAACAGGCTTCTGAGCTTTTTATCTTTAAGCAACAGAATAAAAATATTAGGAAGGTTTACTTTTTTGTTATTTAAAATAGAAACAAAGGAACAAAACCCCATGAACGCATGCGCCATCTCTTTACTGTGGGTATGTTCTACTGGATTGTGATTTTCGTATTTCATACTTCAACTTTAAAGAGTTTAGTAAACTTTAAAAATGTCTCTGTCAGCTTTCCACCGGCTGAATCAGTATGACCACCTCCATCAATTAGTTTACCAGCAAGTTTATTTAGATTAACACCTACACCTGACCGTTTCCGTACACTAACACTGTGAGATTTTGGATTTACTATGAATACAATATCTGAAGCATGCTTCTTTAACAACCCGGATGCTACTTCGTTAATATTATGGGAACAAACCGAAGAAATTAGTTTATATGGTTTACCGTCAATGTTTGTCTTATAAGAAAACGCTTCTCCATTCTCTACTTGATCATGTATCTTCTTATTAGCTAACACAACCATGTTTTTTTGATGTAAACTAAAACCACTAAACCCATCACCGAACTCTTGTATAAATTTAGCAACCCTATCACCTGTATAACTCCACAAAACGTGATTAACACCCAAGCTTTCTTCTTGAGCTAGCTTATAACTATCGTAATCATCCACCAACTGTATTAATTTAGCTTTGGCGCCTGTAAGTTTTGTGTTAGTATTAGGAATTGTATCCAGAGCATACTTCAATACCAGCTTTGTAGTAGAAGTGTAGTCACTATCTAACACTAAAGTAGGTTTTGTAAACTCATCGTAATTGTCTTTACCATTATGATGGTCAATAACAACAATATTCTTATAATTAAGTAAATCTGAGTGGTCACTAACATTTAAATCACAGATATAAATTGTATCAAATTCGGAAATCTTATTTTTACTGAGAAACTTTACAAAGTCCCCCCTAAAATTCTTATGGGTGGTGGTTTTGTAGGAAATTTCCGTATCAAGTATCCATTTGAGTACTAAAAAACTACCAACCCCATCTAAATCCGAATCAGTAAATACGTAATCTTTACCGTTCATTTAGAAATTTATGATTTTTGCTACGATTCTCAACCATTGGCTAGGGCTTCTATAGCACCCATTACGTTAGCAGCCGCATTACCCATATCTTGGCCACCTCCATCACTTATTGTTAACGTTGGGTAGTGTATACTCATTTCTGTGGCACCGAAGTTTGGTCCAAATCGGTTCTTCATAACACCTAACCTTATTTGATCTAAACCCCTGTCTTCTTCGTTCTGAAATATTGAAAATATTGCATCTGCAGTCATTGCTAACCCCATACTTTCACCAATAGTATCTAATCCTGGGTCTTGCGTATCGTAACCAGATCTATTTAACTGTGTTGCTGTTATAATAGGGCAGTTATGTGTGTAGGATAACGCTCTAACTTGTTCTGTTGCATATTTTACACGTTCATAACTGTTATTACCAATTGGTGAATGCATTAAGTTAACGTAATCAAGAACTAACGCATCAATATTGATGCCTTTTTGTTCTATCTTCTTCATAAACGCCCCTAACTGTGATGCTGTTATAGTACTTGGTGGAAATTCTTTAATTAATAACTTACCTGATGGGTTTTCACTAACTTCTTTTTGCATCTTGGTTCTTAACTCTGGAATTTCGTGTCTTAGATTGTTACTTTCAAGTCCAGTTATATTACCTGCTAGTCTCCTAGCATACCTTAGTTCCCTCATTTCATGTTTCACCCCTACCACCGTATTTTCTTATTTGGCTATGTTTACTGCTATGTTATCCATTCAAATA